TAATTCTCTAAACTATCATGTGAAAGGGCTATGCGAAAAAATCGTTTAGTCCAGTTAGTGTCACTTTACTCTCTTTTTTAGTCTTAGGGTTCTTAATCGTAATTTCGTGTTTTAATTTAGGCATGGTTTCAAAAAAGTTTTGTACATCCTTAAATTGTTTAGTGTTCATCTGTTCAATAAACTCCTCAACTTCTTTTTTAGTCTGATCTTTAGTTTCGTAAACTTTCTCACCTTTTTTCTCATAAATTTGTAGAATACAATTACCAATAACTTCTAGCATATTACCAGGGTTAATGTCTTTGATACCACTATCAGAAAAAGAATCAATGCTAGGATATTTCATAATCATACCCATATCATTACCAAGATCAATCTTATTTGTATGGTTATCACCTACTTGTACTTTGACCTCGTTTAAATCTACTTCTACATCAGCATAAGTTTCTTTATCATCTGGGCATAGTAATTTCAAGTTAGAAACTTCACCAACAGACTTTGATCTTATCTGTAAGAATATATATTCAACATCAAACATAGGCATATCGTCTATCTTTACTTTGTTGAAAGTACATTCTGTAACAATATCTTTCACGGCTTGAGTTATATCAGCACTTGCCTTACTCTCCATCGCCATCATAAGTATCTTTTCTTCTTTCACTAAAAACGGTCGATACTTAATCTTAGCATCCGTTGATGGTATTTCCAACTCATATGTTGGAGTTGTCAGTTTAGGTAGTGCCATAATATTTTCTCCTTATTATATAGTTATTATGTAAATGGTGGGAATACCTTCCCCTTAAATATTTTTCCTACTGGATTTAGTACTGTACGTGCTTGACTAAGCACACCTTTTGCACCTCTTGTTAGAGAAGGTGGTAGTCTATCTAATATGCCAGGTGTTCTTGACTTAACATTAGCAGCTGTTTGCATAGAATGACCAAAATCTATACCTGAAGTTTCTGATCCTAAATTACGCCATTGTTTATATGCAAATTGAACAGTAACTTTAGCAATTCCTTCTGCACTATAATTTAATTCTTGCACACCTATTGTAGCAGGATAAACATCCATTGCCTCAATAGCATAACTTGGCATATCTCTACCAATTTCACTATCTGCAGCTAATTGATATATATGCATTTTACCAACATAGTCATCATAGTAACCTGCTTCATGTCTTACAGGATCAACGCATATGTTTTGCCATGCCTCCATAAATGTTCTTTCTCTCATATACTTGTCTGCATAGAAAGTTGCTGTTATATTACCTTCGTAAGTATGTGCTTGAACCATGTTTCTTTTAACATCTGTACCGTATTGAACTTCTTGTTGTGTTAAATCTCTACCAGGCATTGTCACACTATCACAATGTATATTAATCTGTCTACCATAAGTCTGTGTTAGTTTTCTTAAAACTCCACTAGCATAAGATTGTACTTGTCCGTCACCGTTATACATTTCATTATCTAACACTCGACCTTCTCTATTTGTAGTAGAGTTTTGTAATTTAATTTCTTGAAGTAAACTAGTAGGTGGAAATAATCTTATTGCAAATCTATTTGGTCTAGCATAACCTTCTGCTGAAGCCATCGCCGCTCTGAAACGACCAATCGTGTTCTCAGTATTTGCTTGTTGTTTAAATCTAGGATCTCTATCCGTTTTGTGCATAGCACTAGACTTGAAATCACCTCTCGATAGACCACCTGATATATCAAAAGGTCCTATTCTTTTACCTAGTTTAAATATTGCCATTAGTACGGACTTCCTTTTTTAAATCTTGCAACAGGTAGAAATATGGCAATCGCCATCTCATCTGCTGGTATGTTCAAGAATGATGTTCTAACATTACTGAACAAATATCTTTTTGCTGTTTTTCTCATATAACTATTATTTTTCCAGTTAATATTATATCTTGTTTTCTTATCAAACTTATTATCTGAAGCACTTCCTGCTAAACTTCTTAAAAACGCCACTCTTGCAAGAGGCGGTAGATAATGAAAGTTTAATCCTATAAAACCACCCGGTGCTGGTTCTAAAGGTAGTATCAAAGGAAAAGTATCATAGTAAGGTAGTCTATCTTTATGCTTAGGGTCATAACCAAAAAGATTCATAATACCATACTTAGGTCTTAATGTTGCCTTGCCTTTTCTTATTAAACTTCTAGCACCAGGTGTAGTCATTGAGCCTACTTTTTTTCTATACCAATCGTATGACTTAGGACCTGTTGTAGTGTTTAATATCTTATCAAATACTGTTGCCATGCTACTATTTATATCATTTAATTGAGTATATCTTAACCTTATTTGATTTACCCTTAACGGTTACACTACCTAATTTGTACATTCTTTTATGCAATTCTTTTGCGTCTTTGTATGTGTCTTCACCTATCACAATCGTTGTATTGAACTCTTTACTTTGACCTTCTAATCTACTTGCGAGATTAACTGCGTCACCTAGTACAGAATAGTCAAATCTCTGGTCACTTCCCATGTTACCTACGACAGCAGTACCACTATTGATACCGATACCTATGTTGAAACCTAAGTCTAACTTCTTCATTTTCTCTCTCATATCTTTTGCGACAAGTATTGCCTTCTTTTGATGTTCAGCACAGTCTAGCGGTGCGTTCCAGAACGCCATGATACAATCTCCCATGTACTTATCTATCGTGCCACCTGATCTCAATATGATATCTGACATGGGTGTTAGAAATGAATTGATAAGTTTAGTCAAACCTTGTGGGTCTGATTTATACTTCTCTGATATAGGTGTGAATCCTCTGATATCACAGAATAGAAAAGTCAACTCTCTCGTTTCACCACCTAGTTTTAATAGACTAGGATCATCTTGTAGTTTCTTGACCATATCAGGCGAAAGATAATGCTCAAACTGTTTCTTAATCTGCAACTTCAATCTATTCTCTCTAATAAAGTTATTGTATATTAGATGTAAGAATATTATGAACCCTATTATAACAGGAAAAGACCAGTTTGTCAAGCACAAATATACACTAAACAAATAAAAGCTTGACAAGATGATGAAAGCATTGTATAGTATGAAAGGCACAAGTGACATGAGTATGCCAAGTCTAGGTATCAACAGTATGAATAGTGCCATGCCTATAATCATTACTGCGAATTCTACATACAATGCCCACTCAGGTCTTGTAATAAACTTGCCTGACAACAAAGTTTCTGTTGACAATGCCATGATCTCGTGTGTATTTTTTAGACCATTCGGTGTGAGAACAAAAGTAGAACCTTGAAAGGTTGTACCGATAAGAACTATCTTGCCTTTCATAGAAGACCAGTCTTTGTCTGCATAATCTATTCTAGGTATATCATGTCTAAAATCAATCCATATCTCATCTTGATTCGGTATAGGAAACTTTATGATGTCTAGTATAACACTTGGCACAGATTTGTCAAGCGGTAACTTTCGTATTGTACCATCAACATCAATAGGTACTTCTACGTTACCTACTGCTAATGCTTTTCGATTTATACTGATTATATTTTTTGCTTGACTTGTTTCAGTTAATATGATAGGGTACTTAGAGATCATCTTCAAAAACATATCATCACCACCAAGTCTATCTTTGTGAACAAACACTACATTTAGAAAGACTAACGCCGCACCGTTTTTATATGCGTTGACTATTGCACGACCTAGTTTATCTCTTTTCCACGGCCATTGACCTTCTTTCGTCAATGCCTTATCTGATATATCTAACATTACAAGACTCTTAGACTCGTAATGATTACCATACTTTTGGTATAGATCAAATGTTTTTAACTCTAGGGTTTGTAGGGGCAAGGGATTATATACTTTAAATCCTAATAATATAACCACACTCACAACCACGGCCCACGTGGATGTAAATTTATTCATATAACTATTTAGTCTGTATTATTGTAACCTTAGCACCATTAGATCCAGCTACTAAAGCCTGAGTTTCTGTTCCTTGTATTACCATAATATCAAAATTTTCAAGAGAGTTAGTAGTAAGATATGTTCTATGATTGTCAAATATTCTATCCATTCTTTTATAACCGTTAGAGCCAGAGTGAACTGAAAAATTTGCTGTATTCTCATAAGTTGAATATCTACCTGTATTTGTTACCGAAAATGATACACCGTCTATTACTGTCGTTACCGTTTGAGTTATATCACCTGTAACATAGTTAATTATTTCACCACTTGCTTTTATTTTAGTGGTAACACCTGTATTATCAACCCATTCTGTACCACAAATGCTATTACTTTTATCCCAATAGTAACCAGAGTATATACAATCAGATTCATTTTGAAGGTTTGCTAAATAATCTTTTTCCCACTCATCAATTTCATCTGTTTCAAATGAATATTGATCTGCTAAACTTAATTCTTCATATTCTGATTCCCAGTTATCATATGCGCCTTGTTGTTGCCATTCATCAAAAGCATCCCAAAAGATATCCCAATCAGACCAACCCCAATCATTAATGTACTTATCTTTTAGTGCTGATATTGTCCAAGGTTTCGGAGCTTCTGTTGTATCACCATACCATTGTGTACTCATATGTAAGTTATTAAATAACTTTTTAGATTCCTTTGTCCATGAATCATATTTTGTATTTAAATCCCAATCCATTTGATTCCATTCATTAGTTTCATCAATGTATTGCTGTGTACACCAAGATGGATCACACCAATCCTCTTTACCTGTCATTAAGTAAGGACCTGTTCCTGAATAATAATTGTTATTGTTATTTTCAAAATCACCATCACTATTTAGATCATCTTCATTGTTAAAACTTTCCATATCATCTTCATATGAAGTTGTTACGTCACCTTCAAGTTTTTCAATTTCAACAAATACATCATCTGTAACATCAAGTTCATCATTTTTATTTTCTTCATTATATTGATTCCAATCAGTATCTAAACCATATGCTGACATTGTAGCGTCTTGTTGTTGAGATAAAGAATCCCAATCAACATTGTCCCAATCAATACTGTCCCAATCAATACTTTCCCAATCACAATTATTTTCACAACCAATAGCATCCATATATGCTTTGTCCATTTCTGCATACATCTTTTTACTATCTTCATAATTCATTTTAGTTTCACCTTTGGCATCCCAAACAGTTACTTGGTCATTCTCATCTACCCATCCGTATTCAGAGTCGTAGGCAGAGTCGTCCCATTGATCGTAATATGATGTATCAACTTCCGTATTAACTGAATCATCTGTAATAATATCCTCTGATACTTCGGTAGTATTTACTAGAGGTTCTGATTCTATTTTAAAATCTTCAACGATTACAATTGACTCTGTTGAAGTTGATTCAACAATTGTAAGTTCTTCGGTCATTAAATCTTGTTCAAGATTACCAGCTTCTTTTTCAGTAACTTCTACATCAAAGTTTTCTTCTTTCATTTCAATAGAGTTGTCTTTTGATTCTTCTTGTACATCAAAAGTATCTAGTTCAATTTCTTTAATTTCTTGTGTTTCTAGTTCTTCTATGACTTCTTCAACTTGTTCAAGTGGTTTTTTATTTTTTTTACTTTGTAGTTCAATTTGTTTTAGTTTTTTTATTCTTTCTTTTCCATCTCTTTGATCGTCTATTTTATCTTCAATTGATTCTTCGTTTGTATCTAAATCAAACAATTCTTTTCTTTCGTTAGTAGATAGAGGGTCTGGAAAAGAAGGTCGTAAATTATCTGAAAGTACTGTAACGGCTGTGTATGCTTTTGTTATTGTACTTGCACCTGCCTCGTTTCTAACTGTAACTTGTCCTACGTTACCTGTACTATCTGGTAACAATGTAATAGTTGTTCTACCATTTACATCAACTCTACCTGAAAAAGCAGTACCTTGAACTGTGACTGTTGCTGATGGTGTACTAATTTTTACTTCACCACCCATTTTTGATATACTACCAGATTCATATGTAAACGAACCTACATTAATATCTACAACCATAGCAATTTCTATTGGCACAACGCTTGTATCAAAAGCAAATTCATCAATGATTGCTTCACTATTAGGAGAAAGTGTAAATTTTGTACCATCAACAAACTCAATATTCATGGCACCGTCTTCTCCTGTTTGTAAGAAGTCTTCCATGTATAATTCAAAACCTGAATTTTGAATAGTTATATTATTTGAATCACGTTCAACCCATGTTGTACCCATTTTTTGATAAACGGTACCTACTACTGGAATGGCAAATGCTTGAGTTGTGAAAAGTATCAGAGCTGATACTATTGTTAAAAACTTTTTCATCTTAACAACCATTGGCTACTGTTGCTGTTACATCAGCTGATTGTGTATTTCTATTGAAAGAATATGTACAAGTATCTGAACCGTCTTGTGTGAAGTTTAATGTATAATCGTAAATACTATCTCCAGTTACAGTTATATTAGCTGTGTTTTGACCACCTGTTTGTGAAGCATACAATGTAGCACTTGAAGTGGTATAATTCAGATTCATAATGTTATTGTTACCTTGTTGATATACACCAATTAAATTACTATTGCCGTTTAATCTTAACGCTAATTCATTGTTATCACCAAATTGCATTACTTTCTCAAAGCCTGCACTATAACCAACAGGAGATTGCCTAATTCCATTGCCTGTAGAACCATTAAATAATTCAATAAGCATGTAATTACTTTCACCTCTTGATTCTGTTTTTATACCGTTACTAGATCCAATTATATAAAAATCAATTGATGCTAAACTTTTACTTGCTACCTGAGAGTGACTGATTGAATCGTAAGGACCTATGGCTGCATTGGCTGTTGTATTCTTACCTACAGAACCATCTCCCATGTAGTACTCTACATGATTATCATCACCATAAATGTAGGCATATAGGTAGTGATTACCACCTGAACCGTTTCTAACATGAAACTCCATTTGATTATCAGTACCATCAATATCAATATCATAGTTTTGATTTGCTACGTTACTACCATCAGGAGTATCGCTGACTAAAACTCGGTTATCACCACCTCTAATATCAATATCTATCCACCAACCTGAGTCGCCGGTGTCGTCCATGTCTATTCCTACAGCGTTATTACTACCTTTAACATTAACATCTAAAGTACAATTAGTACAATCAAATGAGGAGTAATCTTCAAAGTCGTTGGTA